CGATCCGGTCAATCCGCGGTTCGCCGTCCGGATTGTCTTCGTAATCGAGGCGCGTTTCGGTCCAGCCCATGCCGCACACGACGGTGTCGCGGAAGGCGTCAGACTCCTCGTCTTCTGCATCGCATTGCTGGCGAAACCACTTCGCGGCCGAGGTCAGGAGCTCGTTGACCTTTACCTGCCCTTGAGCACGTGGCAGGAACTGCACTTCCTGGCGGTTCGAGACCTCCTGCCCAGCCACGCTATCTACCGAGATACCGATCCGGTTGAAAATGACGATCGGGCGGCCGGCCGCTTTCAAGATTTCCTTGTCGTCGTCGGTGAGCTGGTCGCCGGCCTCGAACGCAAAATCCTCGCGGGCCTCGCGACGCCAAGTGACCTGCCCATGACTGTTGAAGTCGCGCAGAAACCAGCGCTTCAGCTTGTCAAACTGCGCGTCGGCATCTTCCACGATCCGGCCGGCCGTGCTTTCGCGCGGGCCGTCGTTGTCCTGATCGGTCATTCAGCTCGATCCTACAGCGGCAGCCAGTGAAGCGAGGCGATCAGGCCAGCGATCGACATGCCAATGACGAACGGAGAAAGAGCCGGGATATCGCCCTCACCCGTCGCGGCCATGCCGTTGGCGAACAGAACCAGCACGCACCATGCGACGGTCAGAACGGCAACGATGCCGGCGAAGATGAGAGCCATCACATGCTTTCCCAAGATCCGCCGCCAGATGCGCGGCGCCTGCCTGAATAAGGTTGCCGATCAGGTCGCTTGCCCGGCGGCTCGTCGTAAACGATGCACATCAGCCCGAAGGCGTCGGCGGCGTGGCTCGACCAGTCATGTTCCGGCCCAAGCCCGATGTTGCGCTCGTCATCGCTGCGCTTTTCGTGATACCAGCCGAGCGCATCGCGGCCGGCTTCCGTCGTCGCCGCATTGAAGTGGATACGATTGAAGACGCGGCGCGCAGTCTCGATCCGAGCCTTTGCGGCACCCTTGCCCTGGTTTGGGACCACCAGCACGTCAAAGCCGGCGTCACGCACCGCGCTCTCATAGCTGGTCTTGAACACCTTCTCGCCGTGCTCGCCGTCGTGCGGCAGCCACATCAGCGCCTTGTCGTATTTCTTCTCGCGCAGCCATTCGACATGCGCGGCGAGCGGCTGTCCCTGGGCCTCGTAATAGTCCAGGACATTGATCTTTTGGCCGACGAACTGCGCAACCCAGATCGCCGTTGCGTCTGCCCGCGCGCCAGTGCCCCCGATGTCCCAGAATGCCTGCACGCGCATGAGCGGATCGCGCGGTGCAAAGTCGATGCGGCCCTCTGATTTGGCCTGAGCGAGCGAGGCGGCGTAATAGGCGCCTTCCACGACGCTGATAAAGCCGCCTTCCCAAAGGTGATCGTACTGGTCCGGCCGGTTTTCGAGATCGGCGAGGCGCTTGACATCGAGCGTCGACGGAAACCAGGGATTATCGCGCCAGTTCAGTTCAACGATTTTGGACTGCGGCGGCGGCTTATCGCGGAAGCGCTTGTGCGTGGCACTGTTCTTGCGCTCCGGGTTCCACGTCACCCATACCTCGGCGCCCTCCTCGCGAACCGTGTTGTCGGCTTTCTGCCAGGCGGTTTCCGATACCCGCTCCGCTTCATCTACCCATAAGAGCCGGATACGCGACTTTGACTTGATGCTGTCGATGTTGTGCCGCAGACCAGCGAAGGCGAAGTTGATCCGGCCGTCGCGTGTCCGAATGTATTCCTTACCAACCTCATAGACCTCGTTGAGCCAAGGCGTGCCCTCGATCGCTTCCTTGACCTCGGAGAACGATGAATCGGCCAAGCTGTTGACGAACTCACGGGCGCAGACGATGACGCCGGTCTTGCATTCCTCCGCACACTGGTAGCCTCTGACGGCTGCCATCGTGGCGAAGGAGCGGGTTTTTGCCGAGCCGCGGCCACCATACGCCCCGCGGTACAATGCCTCGCCAGTGAACACCGGAACGAGCTTGGGCGGCAGTTCAATCCTTGCTGTCGACATACAGGGCTGAGCCGTAGACCAGCGCGCCAAATCCCCACACCATGGCCCAAATGCCGATCAGCGGGAGAATGGGCATCGCCTATCCTTTGCTGGCCGCGACGAGCTCGATGCGCGTGATCTTGATGGGAGTGTCGCCACCCTGCAAAGTCTGCTCGATCTTGTCGCCGTATTTCTTCGGGGCCATGCGCGCCATCAGCCATTTCCTCGCATCAACGCGAAGCCGAGACCGAGCGATGACATCCTGGTTGGCAATCTCGCGGCCGTCCTCGTCCTTGTAAGTGTCGTTCCGGCCGTCGTCAGCGATCTCGAGCATTTCCTCGGCCATCGCGTCGGTTTGCGCTTCTCTCGCGCGCGCGTATTGGTCGCGGAAGTCTTCGTGCCGAGCCAGCCATCGAAATACGGTCGCTTTGTCAGGCATTTGCTCATCGGAGCAGATCGACCGAAGGCTTTCGCCGGACGCAAGACGGTCACAAATCAGGACAGTGATTTCGGACGAATAATCAGACGGTCTACCCACAGTTCGAGCTCACTTACTCCGTAGGGCCGCCGTTGGTGAACTCCGCCATGTCGGCCTTGAGGCTCCGGGCTTCCTCAGTGACGGTTTCGGCGAGCTGGCCGTGCATCGCGGCAGCTTCCTTCATCTCGCCGATCGCGGCGGCCATCTTGTCGGAATTGGCCTTCATCATGTCGCGAACGGCGGCGAGTTCCGATTTGAGGTTGAAGCCGGCGAACTTGGCTCCGGTGATGCTCATTGGGGATGCCTTGGGTTGGGGTGGCGCCGGCGAGGCAGTCTCGCTCATCGCTGCCGCCTTGCGGATAGCATCGGCGATCTCGGTGTCGCTCGCGCTCGGGTCCACCGCGGCGATCTTGCCGTTGAACTGGTAGCAGTCGCGCCCGGCGATATTGACCATGGTGAGGTCGTGAATGCCGGGGACATCGGACAGGCGCAGTTTCAGCTCGGCAATCGACATCGATTCTACCATGGTTGACCCTAGCGACGCCTGCGAGTAATGCCCCCTGGGGATGCGGGGAGGAACGCGAGGCCACTCAAGCAGGCGCCGCTAAGCCTTGAATTGTTTGCCGGATGATGGGCTCAGGAGTCCGGCCTCCCGTCTACGCGCTTCCCACCTTGCCCGCCGATCTTTCAGACGGTCACGCATAGCTCTGGAATGGTGAATTTCGGACAAAGTTGTCCAAACGCGGCAGCGCCCTTTCGCTGCCCAGCGGAAAGGATGAACCACGTCGCTGTTGACGGGGAACATGCGCGAGACGGCGCTAATTGTCTGTCAAAGCTTTTGTCATGATTTTGTACGGTGCCGTTACGGCCCCTTCGGACGGAACGCACGCAAGAAGTCCGCAGCCTTGCGCCAAGCCCGCTGGTATTGCTCGGCACCGTTCATGACCTCAAGGGCGTTGGCTGCTTCCTCAAGTGCCATCCGGGCGGCGTCAGCGCGCTCTAGCTCGATCATGCGGGTCAGGTTGGCCATCTCGTTCACGGCATCGTCCTAGCGCGCCTGCTGGGCCTTGGACGCCGGCCCTTTCGGCGATGACGAGTTTCCCGATCGAGCCCGGCAAGGTTAAACTCGTTGTGCTGCCCTGTGGCATGACCGACCACCAGGCTGAACATCTCGTCTGGCTTGACCTGGCTCGCCATTTCGCTGTTGGCGATGACATCGCATACGCCGTGGATGTTCTTGACCTCGCCCCATCCCTTCGGCGTCGTCATGAAAAACAGATAACCCGGCATCAGAGCGCGACGGCGGCAAGACAGCTTGCCGGCGTTGACCCACATCCGCGTGTAGGTCGGGAGAAACGTCCCGTGATTGATTTTTTCGATCTCAGCCCTGACAAGGTGCGCCCTGTTTGAAAGCACCCTGCAAACCGCCCAATGCGCTTGTGTCATTTGCCCTGCCCCCATCGATAGATCGCATCGAGAAACAGGGCGAGCCACGCGATTGGCCCCGGAAGTCCGATCATCAAAGCCCCCGCTTCATTCATGGCGTATTATCTGCTGATTTGTTCCCCGTTTGTAACCGATCAGCAGGTCATCCCGAGTTTTACGCAGCTTCCTCATTGGCCTTCGGCGTGAAGGCCAGATCATACTTCGCATAATGCTCGCGTAGCTGGTCGATCGATGGCGCTGGCACCGGCGGTTTCTTGATGCCCTTCTCAGCGTCGATATTTGCCTGGATTTCATCCCGCAGCTTTTCGAGGCCGTGCCTCACCCGCTCCTGCCCATAGCTCATCGGATCACCTTCAGTTGAGGGATCGAGACCGTCCCCTTACCGGAAATTGACGGATGAGCATCAGCGACAGGCAGCGGCGTCGGATCCATCGCGCGTTCGATGGAGACAGCGGATTGCAATCGGTGAAGCGTCTGCATGACAGCCTTGAACGGCTCAAGCTCAGTCTCGCAAAGCCGGCGCAATACGCCGGGGCTTGGCGCAAAATCTACGTTTGCGTCCTTGACCTCGCCCCTCGCCCATCGCTTGATTGCCGCGTCGATCGCCCAAGGGGCAATGTCAAACACCGCCTCTTGGTAGAAGCTCAATCTGGCTTCTGCGGCCTTCTCAGTGCCGCCCCCAGCCGTCGGAAAACCCAGCAGCAGCCTTGTCAGGAGGGATAATCTCGCCCTCGAGCAGTCCGCCGGCTGAAGGTTCTCGCCGGTGATTAGCGCTCTCAGCGCCTTCATGCGACCGTCTATCCATTGCCGATCGGTCTCGGTCAGTTCCAGCCCCGAAGGGAAATTCAGCCTCTGCGGTTGCCCCGGCCAGTCCGTCGTCCCCAGCAATCTTTCGAGCTGCGCGAGTCGCTGCGGCAAGGATCGCATCGTGTCCAGTTGCTCGCGGATTTGAATTTCGGTTGCCATTGATCGGCCTCACGTTGCGAATCCAGTTTCGGAAAGTGGCATTCCAGTCGAGCTTCACCCCGCGCTGCCCCGGTTGAGCCGCCCAATAGTCGCGGAACTTCTCAAGCTCGACGCGCAATCGCTCAGCGCCTACCAGCATCAAACTCGTTGCGTGGTCCGGCGGCGTCGGCTCCCAAGCATCAGGCAATCGCGTCCCCCGCTTCGCGCGCTCACCAACCGAACGAAGTGAGGTTGGTGTTATTTCCTTGTTTTCCTTGTCTTCTACTTTGCGTCGCTCCTGCGTCGCTTCTGCGTCGTCGTCGCTTTCGGGCTTCGCGTCGGTCGGCAGACTGACGCGCTGATATTTGTCGTAGTTGCAGATAGTTATGACGGTCACGCCTGCGTCGGCCTTTGCGTCAACCATCCCTTCGGAAATCAACCCACTCAAGAAACGCCGAACTCTAGGCTCGCTCCAGTGCCACTTGCTTGCGATGAAGCGCAGCGATCCGACATACTGTCCGCGATCAAGCTCGATAACTTTCCCGGCTATCCGGCGACGGTGGGGCTTCCATGCTGCCTCTGAGACGAGCCAGAACCATGCCTCGCGGCGGCTAAACGGTTGGTCGTCAGCAAGGAAGTCGTGCTCCCACGCGCTACGATCGATAGCAAATACCCCGCGCTCGCTCATTCCATCACCTTCCCTTCGCAGGCGCGGCACCAAAGCCGGCCAGCCTGCTCGCGTGGGCAACAGAACGTGCGCTCGCACCAAGCGCAGCGCTTAGCGAAATACGTGGAGAAGCGGACCTTCATTCACACGGCCTTACGATCACCTTGCACCCGGCTTGGGCCGGTCCCCACTCGACAGTGATTTTACGGAGCTGGCTCGGGCCGTCGTCGGCAGTTATCTCGCGCTTGCGCAGATAGTCCACGACGAGCTTGAGCGCGTTGTCGGCATCGACTTTGCAGTGGTCCTCGCAAAGCGTGACGTGCAGCTCATAGCGAGGAATCCGGTCAAAGCGCACCTGGCGCTTGGACTTCGCTACGATCAGGAACTGATCAGCTATGCGCGTCCAGTCTTTGACTTGCTTCTGCGCATTCCAGTCGATGCGCCGCATTTGGTTGACCGAGATCGGCGTCGGCAGATCAAGCACAATATCCGCCGGCGGCGCGAATGGAGG